CGCAGTAAGAAAAAAGAAATCAACGATTTTTTATTTGATTTAAAAATTCAGTACAATCATTTTATTGCGTGTGAAGAAACGCAGTCTAAGTACAAAGTAGAGATTCCAAGAGAGTTTAGTGGTAGTGCTGAGTCAATGGTAAGAGAAGCATTGATAGAAAAGTTTCACGAAGGTCACGAGATACTTGTGCCTACTCAGTTAGGTACTGATAAGTATTTTGGATTGGAAGCAAGATATCAGCGTATAAGTGGAGGTCACTCTTTTAAATTACTTAAAACGAATAAGAGAGATGGTCAAATCAAAAGTTATCGCATAGAGATAACTGATGGCGAGTTAAAGGGTACGCGATGGTTAATTGAGCGACACGCTATATACTATCTATTTGATAAGATAGCGAATGAAGATGGGGTGACTACCGAAGCAGAGTCTATCGAAGAGAATTTTAGTTAATTTGTTTTTTCTGTGTTTTGCCCCACCCTAAGTGGGTGGGGTTTTTAACACATCTTAACAGAATAATTCACATTTTATTAGTATATTTGTTAAAACAAAGAAAATATGGGATACGTAAAAAATTACACAAAGGAAAGCATTGATTACCGAGAGGACTTAGCACTACTAAGAGTGATTGGTGTGCCACTAAGGTATACCGAAGATAAGGGTTGGGAATGCATTATTGAGGATTCTGAATTTACTTATGATTTAAGCCATACTACAGATGACAAATGGCAGTCAGTAGATTCACTCTATAGGTCTTGGAGATGTGTCTTATTTATTGCAAGAAAAGTATGCAGTTCCATAGGGAGTTCAACACACAGAATATCTTCTTTAAAAGAGTCTTTAGCAGAGTCCTTGCTTCATCACGATGCAATTATGGTAATGGATTTTGCCAAACGTCTTGCAATGGAAAAATCAAAAGTAACAGATGAAAAGGTTCTACGTGAACGATTGATGCACTATTACGAATTTGATTTAGGTCATAATATAATTTCAAAGGGAGAGTTGGAAGAGTTAATTCAGTTGTACTTGACGAATGATTCCGAGAGGATAGCATTCCTTGATAGTTACATAGAGTACTTAATAGAGATAAACGCTTAGAAATGAATAAAGAAAATAAACTAATAGCAGAATTTATGGGACTCTCAATCAAAGAGGGAGTATCCTACTATACCGACCAAGATGATATGTTCTTTATGGGCATTGAGGTTGAAGAACCATACCTACCTTTTGATGAAGATTGGAATTGGTTGATAGCCGTAGTGGATAAGTGTTTCCAAGAAGAAGGCAAACACTACGTGATTAACGATGCACTACTAACCATCAACATAGATGAAGTTCACGAAGCAGTCGTGAAATTTATTAAGGAATACAATAAGAAATCGTGAAAGAAAATAAACTAATCGCAGACTTTATGGGTGTGCAATACAAGTCAGATGAAGAGTACTTAAAAAAGTTGAAAGAAATGCGAGAGCATGGTATCGGCTACGAGCAAGGGTATATGGAGAGTCAACTCAACTATCACGAGTCTTGGGATTGGTTAATGCCCGTAGTGGAGATGATAAACTTATTAGACGATTATAGATACACTTTCCTTATTGCTTCAATGGATACTCAAATTGTAGACAACATCACAAATGATGTGATTGTAGAGGTCAGTTGTAAACACTCTGTTGACGAGTTAATTAAAAGTGTGTACGAAGCAGTCGTAGAATTTATTAAACAATTAAATAAAGAATAGAGATGAATATATTTGTACTACACAAAGACCCAATTGTATCTGCAAGGATGCATTGTGACAAGCACGTACCTAAGATGGTCGTGGAGTTATATCAGCAGATAGGCTCTGCCTTGCGTAGGTATGGTGCAACAGATGATGTTATGCCGACAACCAAAGGTGGTACGCCATTGAAAGGTGGCTACCACAATCATCCTTGTACACGATGGGTAGGAGATAGCCGAGATAATTTTAGATGGGCAGTACAACACGGATTAGCGTTGTGCGAGGAATTTAAACTTAGATACAATAAACCTCACTATTGTGAGGATGGTATCCGTATGATGGGAGAGTTGGCAGACTTGATTCCTCAAGGGGAGTTGACTGAGTTTGCTCAAGCGATGCCCGATGAATGCAGACAACCTAACGTAGTTCTTGCGTATCGTATCTACTACAAAGTAGATAAGTCACGCTTTGCTAAGTGGGACAGAGGAAGGGAAGCACCAAGTTGGTGGTAGTATTATTTTAAATAAAAAGGATGACAGAAAAGTTAATCAATGCTCTTTGGAAAGCAGTAGAAAATGAGGGATATGACAGAAAAGATATCCAAAGTAAATCACGTAAACGTGAAGCAGTAGATGTTCGTATAGCAGTTGCACAATTGCTCTACTACAGATTGGGGTACACTCAAATACAAATCGCACAAGTGCTTAAACGCCATGAACATTCTATTGTAAATTATTGGGTTAATCGTAACGATGAGAGAGATAGTTTTGAGTTCAGAGAGATGTCAAAAATACTTAATAAAGTCGTAGACCAATACGAGAATCACCTTGCTAAATTTGAGTTATGAAATTAAGATTAGATAAAAAAGACGAGCAACTTAAGGTAGCCAAGCATTACCTTTTGGAAGCAAGGACTTCTATCCTCAAAGCAAATAAGATTGCAGAGAACTTACACGAGGAGACTCAGAACGAATTAAATAAAAAAGTTATCTCATTGATTACTGAGATTGAGATGATGGAGAAGGCTTTTGAGTGGGAACTTGATGAAAGTTTTAAGATTTCTTAACAATTTGGTAACATTAAAAGTATTAACTTAGAGTAAAATTAGAAACTATGGGATTAGATATGTATTTTTCAAGACGTACTTACGTCAGTTCAATTAAAAAAGATGATGAAGGTAATTGGGTAAAGCAAGATGTCAACAACATGGAACTTAAATTTGATGATGCTGACCTTTCGCACATCAACCTAAAGAATGTTCGGTACATCGAAGAAATCTTTGGAGAGTTTAGAAAGTTCAATGCTCTTCACGGATATGTAGTAGACAACTTTGGTGGAGGTAGAGATGAATGCCAAGTTATTTATTTAGATATAGATGACTTGATACAAATACACGAGATGTTATCTTTAGTTCAAGAGAGTCTTAGTATTGGGGATAAGGTTATCGCAGAGCAAACACTACCACCACAAGCAGGTTTCTTCTTCGGTAGCACCGAGATAGATGAGTGGTATGAGGAAGCTGTAAAGGAAGCAGTTGAGGTGTTCGGTAAAGTTATTGAAGAGCATTCGATTGTTGGTTACAATGCGAGTTATTCATATCAAGCAAGTTGGTAGTTATGGAGTATGTGTTACCTACTGATTATACTAAACTACATTCAAGAGAACGTAGGAAGGTAAGAGAGCAATACATCTCAGAACAAAAAGGTAAGTGTTATTATTGTGGGGGTGATTTAAGTAAAGAGCCTCCACAATACATAACAGAGAAAGAAGTTAATTGGGATTTATTTCCACCTAACTTTTTAAAGTATCCTGTTCACTTGCAACACAATCACGATACAGGGATGACAGAAGGTGCAGTACACTCTTATTGTAATGCAGTTATGTGGGAGTACGAAGGAAGATAATTATGAGTAAGAAACTTAAAACAGAGCAAGTAAAATTACAATTGGAGATGCAGTCCAAAGGACTTAACATTGTATCGTGTGGTAATTGTGGTACTATCTTGATTCATAGAATGGGTGCAGAGCATATCGTATGTCACGATTGTGGAGAGCATATGTCATTGAGTGATTGTCCCGACTTGTACTACGAGGGGATGCCCGATTCCTTACCTTTGGAAGAGCCAAAGAAGGAGGTGCATATCCAACAAGATGCTATAGATACGTGGAGGAATAGCAATCCAAGTGATGACTTTATATTTTTTCAATAAATTTAAATAAAAAGATTATGCCGAATTGGTGTTGGAATAGCTTAGAAGTGTGTGGGACTAAAGAACATATGTCTGAGTTCTACAAAATAATTGATTGGAGTAATGGTAACTTTTGTATGGAAAGTTTTATGCCGACTCCAAGAAAACAGACAGACAAGGGTGGAGAAGAACTAAGAGATGATTGGTACGAATGGAGGGTATCTCATTGGGGTACTAAGTGGGACGTAGATTCTGTAAGTAGTTATGAAATGTCAAGAGAAGATGACTACTATCGAGTGCAGTATGATACGGCTTGGTCACCCAACGTAGAGTTTATTTTATCTATCTCTAAAACATTCCCTAACTTATCTTTTACTTTAGAGTATGAGGAATGTGGTTGCCAAATCGCAGGAGAGGTTAAGATACAGAACGGAGAAGAGTTAGAACACACGCCTCACCCTTACTATAACGTATGGTTCAAGCTATTGGAAGATAATAAGTTTGAGTTCGTAGAAATAACGATGGCTGATAATGGTAGTGGGGATATGCTGTATGATGACAATTACGAATGTTGTACTGACTTGGCTGATAGGCTACCCGAAGCAATAGATAGCGTTACGTATGTAGATGAATTGCAAGGGTGTGGAAAAATAATTAACGAAGATGATTTGGATAAGTCATTGAAAAGTCTTAATTTGTAAAAAGTTTAAAAAGGAAAGTAATGGAAACACACGTAGATTTAATTAAAGATGTAATCAAAGTAGTAAACAATACTCCTAACGATGCAGTATTGGGAAACAAGGTAAGGGATATCATAAGTAACTACGGCAAGACTTGTGACTTTAGTAGAAAGTCCTATGGAGAGTCATTCGAATTGTTTATCGATAGCGTATGGTACAATTGGGAATCAAACAGATGGATGCTATTTGGAGAGAAGTTGGGATGGAGAACGGGAGTTATCAGTCCTGCTGAGAACGATAGTATGTTAGGTTGTTTTACTATCTCAGATGAACACGACAATCCTATTTGGTATTGTGAGATAGTTGGGGGAGGGGATGTAGTACCTACACTATACTACAATCCTTACTACCGAACATTGGATGGTACAGAACATCAGTTTGATTCTACAACTTCTTTTTGGACTGAGATACAAGACACGAAGAATGATTTAATTGAAATTGATATGTTTGTGAAAGAAGCAAACAAGCGTTTAAAAGATTGTAAGTAATGGGAGATTTTTTAAGTTTTAACGAGGACTTCGGACTCAACATTGACCCTATCAAGTTCAGTATTACAACTTGTACTAAGATATGTGATGCTCTCGATAATGATGACGATAGTTGTCTTATCGCAAATCATACGCAAGAACACGCTGATGAGATTATGGAGATAGATGTTGTAGCACAGAAAGAAGAATACTTAGAAATACTTGAACTCAATTTAGGTAGAATAGAAGAAGAGGAAGAGTATGAGTTGTGTGGGCGTGTTGTTAAATGGATAAACAAATTAAAAGAAGATGGCAAAAGTTAAGTACGGAAGCGAAGCGTTGGTTACACCTAAAAGAAAACGTAAAGGTGTACACGCAAAGAGTAAGAACTCTAAGCATAAAAGTGCGAAGTATTACGCTAAGAAATACAGAGGACAAGGGCGATGAAACCATTAGGTAAAATAACGAAGTCGGCAATGGTAAAAAGACTGATGGACTTATTACCTAAAGAGTTAGCCGTAGAGGAAGATTTGTATGACCGAGATAATGAAGCACTAAGCGATATGTATCTCATTACTACGGGTCAAATGTTTGAGGTCATAGATGACTGATGATATGCTCCCTTAGCTCAATTGGATAGAGCAATTCACTTCTAATGAATAGGTTAAAGGTTCGAGTCCTTTAGGGAGTACTAAATTTATATTATGAAAAAGTTGATTACTTTATTTATATTTGTTGTGTTGTCTTTCAGCACGTATGCACAAGACCAAGTTCCAATCGAGTTCTTGGTGGATGCAATTATTCACGTAGAGTCACGAGGGGATTCGACTGCGATTGGGGATGGAGGTAAAGCAGTAGGCGTATTACAAATACACCCTATCATGGTTCGTGAAGTGAATAGGATATTGGGGAAGAATGGTAGTGATGTTCGTTATACCTATGATGATAGATATAGCGTAGAGAAGTCTAAAGAGATGTTCTATGTATGGAAAGAATACTATCACCCAAACTCTTCATACGAGAAGATAGCAAGGTGCTGGAATGGTGGAACGAATGGACATATGTTTTATTGTACCAATCGTTATTGGAGAAAAGTAAGTGACCGATTGGAAACTTTAGCAATGGTAGACTGATGAAGTATAAAGTAACAATAGACGGAATAGAAAGATATCTAAGTAGTTTTGATGTGGATTGGTTGGTGTCAAGGGAATATGTTAAGTTCCGATACGACCACTACGAGTCCATCGATAAGAGCATAGATATGGTTTGTAAAAAGTTCAACCTAAAAAGAGAGTTGGTTGAACACATGGTTTTTAATTAAGTAAAATGGCAGATAAATTATTTGTAAGAAGGTGTGAGAAGTTCACACAATGGACTGCGACACAACCGATAGAGGTTGATGTTGAAAAGTTAAGAAAGTGTGAGCCTCCCTATGAAGGTAACACAGACCAAGAACTATTCGACTACTTAAATGAAAACATTTGGGAAGAGTGGGATGGAGAGTTTGTGAACAATGACCATAACAAGGAAGTGTATGGCGAAGGTTTAGAAGACTTAGCATTAGAAGATGGCTACTTCGATATGGAAGTATATGCTGATTCTAGAGAAAAGTTTGGCGATTCGTGGATGGAACTTGGTGTTCCCAACGAAGAGTACAGAAAAACAGGTGGATTTCAAATGTCTGTAAGCGATGGAGAATAAGAAAGACCCCACATTGTACGCAGATGGATTTGACAAAGCCATCATAGGATTTGCAGAAGAATGGATAGAAGTACCAAGAGTTATTTACTC